TGTATCAGCGTCTTGTTCTTACCTTCTGAGGTGTGTTGCCTAATCTTCCAGTCAGTGTCATCAGGTAGCTGGTTAGCCCCTGTATTGTCTAGCTTGGATGAAAGCCCCTGATCTACATACTCTTGGCTGACGCCTGCCTGATTCTGCGGGTAGACATAAACCTCTTCGGCCTCACCTACCTCGAAGTTGTTGGTGCCTGACAGGTACTCAACTGCCAGCGCGTTATAGTCTCCGCTGACTACCTTGTACCGAGTAATCTCACCAGCATTCCTAGAGCCAGCCGCCTCGACGAACTCAACTATGTCGTCAGGGTTCGCAGGCTTAGTGGCCTGTCCGTTTGAGTCAAATGGCGCAAAGCTAATGAAGGTAACATCTGCCGCATTAGGACTGTCGACATATAGCTCACCATTCCTAGTGGCTACATTAACCTCTGTACCCTTGACCGTGTATCGGGCCACTGCGCCCTTAGTGACAGAAAGCTCTTCTACCTTGGCAACAATCTTTGCTTGGTCATCAAGGCTTTTGTCAATCTGGTCAATGATGGCCTCTTGCGTAGTCTCTAACTCCTCAATGCCCTCAATCTGCTCAAGGAACCAGCGGTTTACCTCAAGCTGATTGTTAAGCTCAGGAACATTCTCGGTGGACTTAAATCGCCCCTTAGCATCCCTAAACATTACGTCAGGCTCAGTTACTACCATGCTTGTGGTAACAGGACCCATAGCACCACCTTCGCCACCAGAGCCACCACCTTGTGAGTACACAATTGTCTCACCACTTTCATTGGTGGCTAGGGGCATCTGTACGGATACCTCAGATTCATCTGACATTACAAATACTAAGTCACCGTCAGCAGAAGTATAGGCATCAACTATACCTACTCCTGCTTCACCATCAGCACCCTCAGTACCTTCAGCACCCTTAGGACCTTCTGGACCCTTAGGCCCCTGAGGACCTACAGGACCCTTAGGACCTTGTTTACCAGCAGGTCCTGTGTCACCCTTGGGTCCTTGAGCACCATCTTTGCCGTCTGTTGATCCTTTTGCTTCTATTTTTGCTAGTCGTTGCTTAAACTTCTCTAGAAGCACTAAAGTAGTTAGATCGTTACTCATTTATAGGGCCTCCGATGCTGGTCCTACATTAGGTCCACGGGGTCCCGTAGGTCCACCACTGGGTGGATCTGCTGGTTCCTCCATGAGTGACGAAAGTAGTTCTTTCTCTTGCTTTTTGGATTGTCTGTTAGCTTCACCTTCAAACTTCTTGTTGTCTAGCTCAGCTTCCTTCAGCAACACTTCAGCAACCCTAAGTCTACGCTCAAACTCTTTGTCATCTTCGTTACCAACCGCTAAGTTTTTATTCAATGCGTTAATCTTACTGATCTCAACTTCCTTAGGTGCTAGGTCAGTCTCAATACCGTACTTACCTGCTCTTGCCTGAGACTCAGCAGCTTGTGCGTTGAGAGCGTTAGTCTGACTCTGCTGGAACTCCATTTGTATCTGTTGTGCCTGTTGTTGCATCTGCTGTGCCTGTGGATCAGGCTGAGATGCTTGTTGCATAGACTGAATAAGCTCTTCACGGTTACTCAAGTTCATGTTGTCAATGATACTCTGGATCAACACAGGATAAATTGGAGAATCTTGCTTCATAGTCTGCAAGAGTTGTACAAGTTGTGTAACCTCGTACTCTCTGGCAATGAGGCCCAGAGTGGACGTAGCGTTAAACTTGTAGTCAGACACTGGGTAGTTCTCAGGGTCAAACTGCATGTACCTGTGAGCAGCCTTGGTCACGAAAGGTAACAAGAAAGACTGCTGAAAGTTTATAAGAGTGCGCTTATGACGCTTGATAATAGCACCAAGAGACATGCTGATCCCAGCAGCAGTAGCCTCGCCATTAACCTGTCCCGCGATACCCGCAGAGTCCACTGCGCCCGTAGCCTGCTGTACCATGCCTTGGAGGGCTTGCGCCTGTGCAAACGTGATTTGTCCGACTTGACCAAAGTTAAACGGTTGTAGTACCTCACGAGGATCTCCGTTAGTTAGAATCATCTTACCGGGGCGTACCTCAGGCTTAGCACCCCTAGGCAGCCTAGTGGCATCTACAGCCATCATAGGATGAATAGTGAGGCTCAGGGCGTCAATACGTGCCCGTAACTCGGTATCTAAGGCCTTCTGGCTGTTGTAACCCTTCTCACAGACTCCTCGGCCCCAGAAACGACTAGGTACAACGTCCCAAGGAAACGCAACTACAGGACGATCCTGCATCATGTAAGGGTTAGCTTCAGCCTTCAGAAGTGTACCACCGTTGGCAATTACCACAATGGCTTCAACGTACATTCCTGTTTCTTCTACGTCTACTCCTTCTTCCTCTAGTAGTTCACGAGGCACTAGGCCGTAGTACTTAGTTAACCGAACTTTGTCATCGTTGTACACCGTTAAGTCTTGATCTGGCTCTAGGTCTGCATCAGGCGCTGCCGATTCAATCAAACCTTCGTTGTACACCCCTTGCTCCTGTAGTAACTCTACAGAGTGCATAGAGACAAACTCATCAATTGCTACACCCATAGCATCTTCAATTGTTGTAGCCACAGGGTCAATTAAGAAGTTCTGAGGCATCACAGGCTTTAACTTAACGACCACACGGTCAGTAATGTTTACACCTACGGCAGTTAAGTCACCACCCATGACAGGCTCAGTAGCTGGAGCCATCTCCTTAATCTCTTCTAGTACAATTTCACCAATGCCTGTACCAAAGACTGCTGAGTTAATTAGACACTCTGCTACAGCCTTACGCACCTTAGTCTTCTCAAAGTCCTCATTCAACTTCTGACGTAGGTACATTATGTCTTGGCTGTCTTTGTCGTTTACATCGTCTTCAATGTCAAACCACTTACCACGACCAAAGGTAGCTTCCTCTAGTTCAGCTACATTAGACTCTACAGCCTGCTGTAACGCAGGAGAGACAATTCTAGAACGCTCTGACGCTCTTTCAGTGTCATGAGCACTCCATTGACCTCGCCATAGCCTATAGTATTCCTCAAACTTTTCTTCGTAGTTACTGTCAAAATTATCTCTCCAGTTTTCACACTTAGTCATTACCCACTCTTCTAGGGACTCTTCAATCGACAAGTGCTCAGGGCTTAGAATATCGTCTGCCATAGTATTTTCCTTAAAGTATTGCTAAAACGTAACCGAGTGTAAAAAACACTACAGCAGAAATTATGTAGATTCCGTATGTGTTAAAGGGCCTCCAAACTCTCTTGGTAGCCATGGCCTTAACTAACTCATCTGGTACAGGGTTCATCATCTTAGTATCCTGCTACTATATCTAATATTTCGTGGTTATCAACCTCAAATTCATAGCTGTACGCTACTTTGGCTAGCTGGTCTATGTACGCTAAGGCATCAATTAAATCATCGTGAGTCAGAGGATCAGGGAACTGGAAGAGTTGATCCATGAATCTAGTGTTCCACTCAGCCTTCTTTAGACTTATCTGGCTGTTCTCAAATCGACCCTGTAACGCCCACATCACCCTGTCAGTCTTCTTCTTGTTACCGTGGGTCAACTCCTCAACCCTAAAGAATCTACCGTACTGCTTCATTAAGTCTGTCAGAGGACTCATTACCGCCTGCTTAGCAATTCCTCGCTCAATACCAACACTAACTGGCTCGTAATCTCTGACGGCTTGGAATATCTTGGTGGCAGTCTCATCAAGGCTCCATCGGCCATGTATGATGTTTTCGACAAACCAACCATCAGTACCAACCTTGACAACAGCAATGGCAGTCTCATCTAACCTCGCATTCTTTGTTCTCTTCTTGTTAACTTCTTCAAAACCAGCTAAGTCAATAGCTATGTAGTACTGAGCATCATCTGGCTCCTCACCAAAGCGTATCCAATCCTCCTTAAACATCTCAGAACCTCTGGCCTCAAAAGATGCCATAAACTCCTGTCGGAACGCATAAGATGACATAGACTTCTTTGCAGTATTTATCTCCTCAGGGTCGAGGATAGGGTTGTCGTAAGACGTAAAGTGCCACCCCTTGTAAGTCTCATCCTCACCTAACTCTGCAAACTTGTACAACTCGTAAAAGTGGTTCCTGCCCATAGGCGTACCTATGAACATAGCTGAACCCTTTTGGTCAGCCAGTGCTGGACGGAGGATCTGCTCCCATACGTCAGGCTTCATGTCTGCGTACTCGTCCATCACGAGAAACTTCAAGGAAACACCACGCATTGTCTCGGGCCTATCGGCTCCCTTGAGACTAATCGTGGCCCCGTTGACCAGCTTGATCTGTAGATTATTGATGTGAGCACCAGTAATCACAGGGTTTCCTAGCTCCAACAGAGTCTGCCACATGATGTCACGGGCCTGACCCTGCGTGGGCGCAACGTAAAAAACTTGACCTTTGTCGGTCTGTAGAGCATTAATGATAAGCATCCATGCAGCGAGGCGTGACTTCCCTGTCCGTCGCCCTGCCGCTACTACCTTGAACCGTGTGGGATCAGAGTACACCTCTGTCTGCCAAGGTAGTAATTCAACATTTAAATCAGTCATATAATAAGTTATTCTCTAGAGAGCCTAAGACGTACCTAAGTACACCATGAAAGCAACAGAAGATACAACTACAAACAAAGCCACAACCACAATGGCTTTCTCCAGAGGATCATTAGGAAACTTATCCACCTGAAGTCACCGTGTTACTTACGTGAGATACAGCGTAACCATACGACATATCACCGTTAACAATACGAGTACCAGCAAAACCTAGTACAGGAAGACCCTTAATCACCGTACCACTGTTATCCGCAGGTAACTCCTGATCCGCTACTAAACGTACAGCACCAGCGTCATAGTTAAACGAAACACCAATAGTATCGTCTACCTGTAGTGCACTATCACTAGCAAACTTCAGTACAGTCACTGTGTCACATAGCTCACCATCTATACCAGAAGACGAGGTAGGTACAAAAGAACCCGAACTAGTAGAACTGTTAGACGCTCGGTCAAACTGAGATAAAGATAGAGTCTCACACGCTACGTTAGTCGATACCTTACCGTCGTATACCTCGGTAAACGGGGCACCAGCTGTCGTACCGTTGGTCAAGTACTTTTTTGTAGGAAAAGTTACCACCCAATCTGTCTCTGCCGCAATAGCAGGCTCAATTACTACCTCGTTCATCATGGATTTAGTCGCTAGAAGCGCAGACGTAGCCATTACTGAACCATCAACCTGACCAGTGTAATCTACCTGTAAATTACCTAAGTCAGCCGTAGTGGAACCATCAGTTAAAACAGGACCACGTAACGAATGATACACTACTCCGTCCTTACCCCAACCATCAATAGCAGTAATATCAATAGCCATAGAGTACGCTAAACTAGGATTAATGAACATAGAACTACCACTTAAACCACCAGTAGGAGGACTAACGTTAGACTTAGGGTCCGTACCCCAAACACCTGTGTTCCAAAGAGTACGTAAATCATCACACTTAGATACATCAATGTCCGGGGATACTACACCCATCTCAATAACTTCTACGTATCCACGCTGAGTCCTAGAGATGTCACTAGATACATCAGAGTTGTAAACGTAAGGAACAAAAGGCTGTGTCCTTAACAACTTACCGTTAAACAAAGTCTCCTGTGTGCCATCGTAAGGAGCATTAGATGTACCTAACTCCGGGACAGTACAAGTAGTATCCGTAGTCAACACAGAACCACCAGAACCCTCAGTGCTCGCCAGTGCTACAGGGAATATATCATACGGACCTAAGTACGCACTAAACTCTAGAACAGTGGCACCACTTACGTGCTCCATGAACCTAATAACTATAGCCTTGTTATCATTAGTAGTGTTGCTAATGTGTAAGTAAGTATTTGAGTTATTCTCTACACTGTAAAAAGGAAACATTAGTAAATCACCAGTTCCTTCCGCATTTATCCTCTGCTCAGCTACAACACCCTGTGTACTCAATGTAGCCGCTACAGCTAAAGCTAAAACCTTTCGATTACTCATGCTTTATCCCTTTCCTTTGTTAATTCATCCAGTACTACGTTAAAATCACTAGTCCCACCAATGTAAAAGAATAATTGAGGGATAGTCCTCTTACCAGTTAATGATTCTACTAAACTCCAACCCTCCTCTCCAAAAGGTATCTCTATGTAATTGTATGTCGCACCTAACTCCTCTACCTTAGACCTGATACTCGTACACGCTGGACACCACTCAGCACCTAGAATAGTAATCAACTTAATATCCCTAATTCAGTAATCACTAAACTTGTTCCTCGTAGTCACCATCAATAATGTCTTCTTCTGAAGTACTTTCCTGAGGAGTCGTAACCTCGGCAGAAGTTATTCCGCTAATATTAATCTGAATTGCATTACGTCCTCCATCCTTCAGTACTTCCTTCTCAAAGGCCCCTACAGGCATGATCCTATCTACTATAATCTTCCACGCGGCTGACTGACTCTTGTGGTCGTCATCTAGTGCAGCATTGAAGATAGACTCTAGTACCTTAGCAGACTTAGGACTAGCTAACATCCTAGCCTTGTACTCATTTATCAGCGCAGCGTCACCCTTAGGTCTACCCCTAGCTACCCTGTTGCCCTTCTTTAGAGCCTCTGTCTTCTCTTTGGGTGGTCTACCTCTCTTCTTAGGTGAATTAGGAATATCTACAGTTGTCTCAGTTCCTAAATCAGTCTCAGTTTCCTCAGACATTATCTAGTTCCCTTATGTTTAACTTATGTCATCACCCTGTCGCCTTGATACGTCTAGAGAGTCACATTAGTACGTCTGTTGCTGACTATAATGTGACCTTAGCTGTACCAACGACAAGGCTCTGGATGATATATCTGTTAAATTAACAATCTAGTTAATAACAATAAAGAATAACTAGTATTCTAGAGCCTGTCTAAAGTACCTCTATAGTATACCTTATATTATATCATACTTTTACTCAAAAGTCAAGCTTTATTTACATAAGTGGTACTATTTACATGTCTTAGGGTGAACTAGGGTACACCTTAGACTCGCTAGACACCTCCCTTTTATCCCTCTCATGCACCAAAGTAGTGCATAAGTATAACTTTAGTTATATCAAAAGGTTACTTGAGTGTAAACTGGTAGTTAATTTAACTAAGTTTTACTTCTTTTTTAGCTAAATTCACCCTATTTTGTGCCTAGGTAGGTACTCTGAGTAATACAGATGTCAATCCCGGCCCCCCGGCCCTTCTTTGGTCAACCCACCAGTATAACACAAGATTAACAAAGGTGTCAACACCTAAGATTGGTACTAATACCATTGACACACCAAAGGATCTATGGTAGGCCTCGGGCCTTGAGTACTAACACAAGACAACATATGATGTCAAGGGTAAACATTGGTAATATTCACGAGGTGCCCGAGTGTAACACAAGTCAACATGAGATGTCAATGTGAATAGTACCAGAGTTTACAATTGACAAAGAGTGTGAACCAGTGTAGGACCCTCAGGCACAACACAAGCATACAACAGGCTAGGTTGTCAAGTGAATTAGGTTGTGACTTAATACCATAGACAACACGGGCATACTATGATAGGACATAGGATAAAATAAAGCTTGACAGTCTTAGCGATACTATGTTAGGACATAGGGTAAAATAAAGCTTGACACGAGTAACCTAGTGTGTTATTCGCGTGTGCGTCGCGCGTATTAAGGTAGGCTCTAGAATGGTAATATTCACACTTGACTACTCATGGGATACCTGTACAATGGGAACCATATCAAGGTAATCAATTAACTATATAGAGGGTAATGACTATGGCAATACATAAAGGATACAGTGTATACGTTGGGACTGATCGCGTTTACTTTGAACACATAATTAAGGGCGAGGATGATGCCATATGTGTATTTGTAATGCAGGGTAACATCTGCTATGATTACGACATGTCCTTCTGTATGATCCCAGAGGCCAGAGAGTGGCTTGACGCTAACGGGTACGACACCAGCGATATATTAGGTTAAACATGAGTAGGGCCTTCGGGCCCTTTGGATAGCTAACACAGGAGGCCTGAGGCCATGAAAAAAGATTACATTTGCGTTATGGGCAGGGTAACAGACTCTGGTGATCCTTGGGGTATGATCGTAGGTATCCCAATCGACCCAGAGGATGACAAGGGTATCAATAAGGCCTTTCAAAAGGCTAGGGATTACATAGAGGAGCACTGGCCTGTATGGCGAGAGCGTTATGAGTACTCTATAGACGGCAAACGATTCTAGGGGGTTGCGTTAGTGGTGAGTCTTAGGTTACCCTAGGGTTCACTGCTAAACCAACACCACAACATAGGGAGGCCTCAGGCCATGGCGATTATTATATCAGTGAAGTATAGCAATTACAGATTTAACGCTACCATGAGCGACACATTTAACACTCAGTTATTTAGGGGACGTGCGGCATCTAGTGAGGATTCACCAGACGGGTTTGACATTGTAGGCCACAGTACCGCCTACGCTGAGTTAAACGCGGCATTTCGTGCACTGCGTAAGTGGGTCGATACTACGGATCTAGAGGAGGGTAAGTACCCTGTTATCCGCTGGACTCTGGAATACGTTGGGGAAGATCACAAGGGTACGGGCATTGTACGTGCTAAGCCAATTTATTCAGAGGAGGCCTGAGGCCATGAGCAATTATCAATCAGCTGTGAGGCGTATACAGTCAGCGGACAACCTAGGCAAACTGGAGCGCCTAGAGCGTAGTCTAGATAACTTGTATAATTTGGGGTTGCTCACTGTCTCAGAGTTTGTTAAACTGGACTGTTTATTAATGGATCAATACTGTATACTAGAGGAGGCCTGAGGCCATGAGCACATATAACACTAGGGAAGAAGTCGGCGCAGTTTATCAGTACCTTATGCACCAAACAAACGAGCGCCCCATTGTGCGAGACTTTGAAAAAGGCTATGCCATTCAAAGGTGCAACAGCGGGGCGTATTGGGACTTCAAAAGCTCCCAATGGGATAATGGTTGCAAGGTAAACGAGCGTAGTGACTATGAAAAGAGACACAATCTTTTAACATTCTTGGAGGCCTGAGGCCATGGGATACGATGTTTTTGCACTAGCGACAGAGGTTACTCGGACTAAAGCCGAATGGGATAAACTAGACGCCACAGCGTTGGATATGATAATGAACGATGCGGACTACGGTAAAACATGGAAGCACATACAGGCATCAGAGCGCCACGCGTTTAGACAGTATCAGAGTGCACTTGACAATTTACGATGGGTGAGTTACCTTGAACGCTCTAAGACAGAGGAGGCCTGAGGCCATGCAAAAGATTATAGGTAAATACTATGCTGAATACGATCACGAAACTAGACTGTGGTCTATCCTGAGGCGTGAATTAGGTAAACCCCAAACGTCACACTATTGGGGTACAATAGAACCTATACGGTATCCTGTACTGGTAAAGATTTGGTTCCCCCGTTGGGTATCCAGCGCTTTATTAAACAGAGGCCTGAGGCTATGAATATAGAAAATGAGATGGTAGCAGCATTAGTTTTTGTTATAGCGTTTACTGGTGCACTGTTACTATGGGAGTGTCTGTTATGAGTCTACAGGATTACATGTGGCTTTGG